CCTAGTAGTTGCCTGCATACACATTAAACCGCTGGCGAGTGGCCACCAACGAGTACGGCAGGCTCATGATGTCGTCAGGGTTGTTGATGCGCTTGATGTTGCGCTTGGACGTCATGGCGATGCGCTGGACCTGCGGTGACGGCTCAACGCCGAACTCGGGCGCAATCTCCATCGCCAGGTTGTAGGTGAACGCTCGCAGGTAGCCTGGCGGAAACGTCAACTCGGTGGCCAACGTGGCCGGCTGCGTCAGTTCCTCGACCGAGATGAAGTGCCACTCCAGCAGCCGCGTGGGCACCGGGTAGATGTACATCTCAATGTCGGGATACGTCATGTTGATCCACAGCACCTGCGGATACGTTGACGTGACCGTCTTGACAGCAATACCGTTGTACTGCTGCTGATTGATCATTTTGATGCCGAAGCTGACGTTCGTGCCGGGGTCGCGGAAGTACGTCGAGTCGTCCAGCAGGACAGGCCGGTTGCCCACAAAGTCGCCCGTAGGCCCCAGCGTGCGGCTGATCGTGCTGGCGGGCCAACTAAACACTTGGTCTTGCGTGCTGAACACAGACAGCCGCTCGGTGTTCCACGAATCCACCATTTGATTCATTGCCGTCAGCGAGTCCTGCATGACGGCGGCGGATGTGGTTTCGCCTTCTGCCAATACGCCCAGCAGACGCAAGGCGCGCTGGATCTGATCACCCGCTGAGGACATTCTCTGGCTCCTTACGGCGGCGGCGGCCCAGTGCGTTCACTGGCGGCGCGGCGTCTTGCTCGTTTTCAACGCCGGGAGTATACCGCTCCCACCCGTTTCGCTCGTCGTAGATTGCCTCCATTTCCATCGTGGCAACCTTGGCCCCGTGGATGGGGTGGCGAAGATAGATGACAGCCATTGAGACAAGGGGCCGAAGCCCCTTTCCGTTACACGCAGTGGATCAACGCGAAGTTGATGACGACCGCTTCAGACAGCGACCCCGCAGTCAGGTTACGCAGCGCAATAACCGCAGAACCAGCAGTCATGCTGGAAATGTAGGTCGTATACGCCGCAGCCGTAGCGCCGCCCGACACGTTTACGACGATTGAGTCGTTGGCGGAAATGAAGCTGTTGTTCATCGTGAAAGTCACTGCGGTATTGCCCGCCAAAGCCGTGGCAGCCATAGTGATGCGGCCAGCAGCCTTGTTCAGCGTTACCGCTGTGGTCTTGTCCGTGGCCTGCGTTACCGTGCCCTGCGCGTCTGCGGTGTACCCCAACTCGCTGGACGCATAGACGGTACCCCCACTAACCGAAGCGCCGGTAACAGCGCCCGTAACAGCAACCGCACCCGTAACGGTAACGCTTTCGAACTCGGGGTCGCTGTACGCGACACCGACAGCCTTGGTATTAGGCATCATCGTTCCTTTCAAAAACGGGGGCCGAAGCCCCCTGATTGATCACGCAGCCTTGTAGACCGTGTACGCGTTTTCCGCGGTCTTCCGGAAGCGGAAAATCGCGCTGGTCGTGACGGCCACAACCGCGACGGCGTTGCCGCCGTCAGTGAAGCCGGTGCCAGAACCCATAGAGAACGTCACAGTGCCGGACGACGTGCCGATGTTGACAACGGACAGGTCGAACGTGCTGCCAACGGTAGCGTTGGGCAGCGCGGCTTCCAGCGTCGATGCAGCAGGCAGCGTGTAGGTCGCCGCGCTCGTGGATGGGTTGGCCACCAACATGCCGCCGACCAGTTGAGCAGCCGTCAGGGTTGCGGTTGCGGTTGCGGTCTGCGGAGTAGCCGCGTACCCCATCGTAGTTTCGTTGCGGTTGCCTGGACCAACTTGGTAGCCGCCAGCGCCATTAGGGAGAGCCATGATCTATTCCTTTCAGATGAAGTTCAAAAGGGGGCCGCTATACGCTTAGCAGCCCCCGTTTCGGTTTAGCCCCAGAGACGGCAAGCCATCTGCGGACGGATGGTGCTGTAGCCGTACAGCACGTCAATCCGGCAGGGCATCCGGTCGTTGTTGATGTCGTACTGACGCACGATACGCAGGCTGATGCCGTTGTGGTTGGCGCGCGCAGCCATGTCAACACCTTGCGGCAGCAAGAGGTCAGCAGTGGCAAACGTGATCGCGTCCTTGTGGTACACCAGGTTCTGCGGGTACTGCGTGGACGCGGAACCGATGAACGTCGCTGCCTTGCTGGTAGCAGGCAGAACGTTCACGGTAGCCAGCGCGTGGTCGGCCGAGTAGATCGGAGCAACCGTAACAGTCGCCGCGCCGCCCGATGCAGTCACGTTGGCAAGCGCCACAAACTGGAACAGCGAGCCAGTAGACTCACGGGTCTGCGGGTTCACCGCAAAGCAGTCAGCCACGGTGAACACGTCGCCAGCAAGAACGGTGTTGGTGCTGCCCAAGCCGGTAAGCGCGATTGAAGTCGCGCCTTCGGCCGTCACCGCAGCAGACGTCGTGCCGTTGGTGCGCGAGCCAGTCGTGAACTGCTTGATCGACTGAGACATGTTGATCTCGTCGAAGCCCAGCACGCCCGTGCCCATCATGCCGTTCTTGAACTGCTTGCTGATGGTGTCGGTCGGGTTGAACAAGCCCTTCATGCCTTCCACCAGCCCGGCGTTGGCCGCAGGGTTGACGGTGGCGTAGCGAGGCGACATCACCGCAGCGTTCTCGTTGAGCTTCTGCTGGGCTTGCAGCAGAACCAGCGAGGTGGCCGGCGTGGTGCCTGGCGTACCAACGGAGTTGCCGATGGTCTTGAAGGCGTTAGCCACGTCAGCGTCGATGCTGGAAGCAAGCTGGCTGATACGAGGCTTCAGCACACGATCCGCGAAGTCGTCCAACTGCATCGTCAGTTCAGCGGACGTGAAGTTCACGCCGATGTGCTTTTGCGAGGAGACGGTCAGGGTCGTGAACTGCTCGTTGTCGTCCTGCACTTGCAGAGCGGCGCCGTCAGTCACCAGAGCGCGGTCCGGCAGGCGGATGCGCAGCGTGGAGCCGATCTTGGCCCCTTCGACAGCGAAGCTGTCATCGTACTGGCGGTTCACATTGCGCGTGAGCACCAGGTTGTTTTCCAAGATCTCCAGGGCCTTCCTGGTGATCATGTCAATGGTCAGAATACTATTGGCCACGGTGAATTCCTTTCAAGTCTTAGCGGGATGCCTGCGCTTGCATCCTACGCATCTGCCGGGCGCGTTCAGCTTCAATCCACTCCGACGTGCTCATGCTCTTGATGGAGCGCGGGTCAGTCGTGTCGTAAGACGGGTTGTTGCTGCTTCGGGCTGTGACAGGTGTGATCGGTGCTGGCGCTGACGTAGTTCGTTTGACGGGCGGATTGTCGGTCAGTCTGCCTTCAATCTTCCCAATTTCTTTTGCCTGCAAGAACGGCGACAAGCGCGAGATACGGTCCGCTTCTTTGGGGTTGGCTCCGAGGTAGTAGGCTACATCAGGGCCAACATCAGAAGCGCGGATCGTTTCAGCCATCACGTCAGTGATTCGGACGCTCGGGTTGTAGGCGACTTGTTCAAAGTCGTCGTACTTGTTCCGAGCCTCTTCTTCCCTGTCGTGGTAGGCGTCAGCAATCGCTGCCTGTGCCTTCTGCTGCTCTCGCAAGGCAATCAGTTCTTCGGCCTTCTTTACGGCCAGCGCCTCCGCGTATGCTTCCGGAGACTCAAACTGATCAACTGGCGGAACATCTTTCGGCGCAGACTGCCGGGTTTGCATTTCTGCCGACCTGGCCGCTTGCTCTCGTTCCCACTGTCGACGCGCTTTCTTAAAACGCTTGTCCACCACCTCGTCAAGTTCTGCCTGAGTAAACAATCGTTCCGCAGGTTTTTCCTCAACGGGCTGTTGTTCAGCGTTTGCCGGCGTATGAAGCTCTGGTTCCGGGGTGGCCGTCACCTCGGGCGCTTGCACGGAGTCAACTTCCGCTAAGGTATCTGTGGTCATAAGTACTCGTTAGAGTGCCCGGTGCGCTGCGCCGGTACAGTTGGTAAAACTATAGCACTTCTGCGGGCCAAGTAACACTCCACGGAAACCCGGCCTGTGCAGTGATGTCTCGCAGTGCTTGACGGTACGCCGCCCATGCGGCTTTGTCCACCGGGGCGTCGGCTACTTGCGTCCAGTCGGTGTCCTTGAGTTTCTGGTTGCGGGTTTCACGCACAGACTTGGCCTGCTCGGCGTCTTTCTGAGCCTTGTACGCCGCTTCTTGCTCGGCAGCGGTGGCATCTTCGGTGTTTGTGAAAACAGGGCCAAGGATGTGCTTGGTGTACCACTTGCCGTCGATCTGCTCAACACCAGAAGGCATAGAGAACTGATAGACCGTACCGCCTGATGCCTGCGGGCCTTCAAACACCGGGTCAGCGCCCAGCGCCTCCAGCACCTCGTCCGTGGTGCGGTCCCATGACGGGCCACCGTTGTCCTGCTGGTAAGCGCGGAACTCGCCCTCCAGCATCACTGCGCCTGTGGCGCGAAGTCTGATTTGCATGATGGTTTCCTCAGGCTATTGCCAAGAATATGAACGTCCCGCCGTTGGCGTTGATCGCTGCTGGTGCTGTGCTGCTGATCTCAAACCCGGAACTGAACGTGTCAATGTAGTCTGTGCCGGTGACTTCCGCCGCACTGCTGTTCAGCAAAAGGTAGGGGTCGTTACCCGCCACGATGCCGCGTGCGCTGTCCCAGACGTACCAGTCGCCCGTGGAGTCCGTGCGTTTGATCATGACAAACCGGCTACCTCCAGTGAATCCGCAGTTGACTTGCAGCGTGGTGCCCGTGCCGGTGTAGCTGCCGACCTTGCTGACGCCTGCTACGGTGGCGAAGAGGTAGGAGATGCAATTACCAAAACTAGAAAAATTGACATTGCCGCTACTCAAATACAAAGTTGCCGCTGTTGGGGCCTGAGTAAACAATCCTCCTAACGAAACTGCGCCGTTAGTAAAATATATTTCTTGTGTTGTTGCTCCAAGCGCTGAGTGCCAGATGTACCATTGCGATGTTGCCCCTCGTGACTTAAAAATAGTCATTTCGGGAGTTACAGCCAAATTGTGTGATAGCGCCCTTCCGTTCACTGAGTCCGCCGTATAGCACACCACATCAAAGAAGCCGGGGGCGCGGCGGAAGAACCAGTTTACATACGTGTATGTGTTGAAATTTCCATCGTCGTTCCCCCACGAAACACCATCTTGCCCAAGCGCAGTGACCATTTGCGCATTGGTCGCTTCCGCATTTGTGCTGTTTGTAACTGCGTATTTTGTCGCGCCTCTAAGCCTATCAGTCCAAAGATTATCAGTTCCTGCGGTGTTCCGGCCTTTATTTGCAACCAAGTCTGGGGGAAATCCTACCCCAGTAATATTTACGGCTGCTCCAGTCCCGGTGCGAGTAAGTGCGTTATACACACTCGTCCCCGTCGTCGGAGTCCGCATCGGGCCACGGCGGATGGCGATGTAGATGAATTGTGAATTTGTTTGCGCGGCCCCAGATATAGAAAAACCAGTTGCCGATGGAATTGGACTTGTTCCCCCGGCACTACTTTCAGCATCACTTAAGTCTGGTCGCAATGCCTGTGCCGAGGTAGTGGTAACTGGCATCCCTCGCATAACATCCGATAGCTCCCAACTTCTAGCACCATCGGCTCTTTTTGTTAATACCCACTGCGGCTCATACCCCAACGTCACGGTCGCATTACCAGAGCCATCAGTCGTAAACGACCCACACGAAATCACATTGCCCGTGCCAGACGCGCCGAAGCCGCCTGCATCGTGGGCGAAGAGGTAGGCGACGTAGGTTGCGCCTGAGGCGTTGACCGTGGTGTCAGTACCGAGGCTGAATTCAGTGCTGGTGGGCGTTGTGCTGTTCCAGCGCGTGGTGCCCGTAGCCTTTGCCGCCGTGCTGTTCAGCACCATGTATTCGGTGTTGGCGTTGCTGCGGTGATACACCTGCCAGTCAGCACTAGTGTCTGTGCGCTTGACAATGATGCACCCTGGCACAGATCCAAGGTTGTGGGCAACGGTGCGGTTTGCGCTTGTCCCCGTATACGTCACCACATCAAAGAACTTGGGTTGCTTGCGGAAAGTCCATGAGGCGTAGTCGTACGGGTTGGTTCCTGTACCATTCAAATTCGGATCGCTAGTATTTATTGAAAACCCTGTTGAACTAAAAGGAATCAATCCTGCAAAGGCTGTATTTTGGGCGCTTGTAGTATTTGAGGCTAAACTGTTTCCCGCAGTTCTTGCGCTATCAAACAACCAGTGGTTGCGAGTGTTGCCAAAGTCTTGGGTATTTCTGTTTTTAATCCAAACCAACCCACCCTTACCCGACAGATCAATCCCGTTGGTGATGGTTTGCGTAGAGCCGTTGCCGGTGTAGAGGTACGTCGAGAAAACGTCCTCGATGTAGTTGGCTGCAGCAACAGCAGATGTAAGCCCAAACCCTTGGGCAGAAGCAGCGCCTTTGGTTTCAAGCAACGGCATTATGCAAACCTCGTCTGCGATGCAAACACGGTAAACGCAGCACTGCCGGTCTTCACGATGGTGTAGACGTAGGCGTCGATGCTGGAGGCATTACCTGCCGCCCATGCTGTGCCGCCTTGGTACTTGGGTGTTACCGAAGACCCATCCACTTGCACCACGTTGTTGTAGTACGCCGTAGCGCCCTGCGTCACGAGGAACGCCACCGTCACGCTCTGCCCCGTGCTCATCGCCGTGTTCAGGCTGGTGCCGCTTGATGCGCGGAAGTTCACCGTCCAGTTGGCTGAAGCGTTCGTGGTGTAGTACAGCACCGACTGCGTGGTGATGTCGTAGTTGATCGTGCCTGTGGCCGCTGTGGCGCTGATGGTGGCGACTTCGGCTGCGTCGTTGAGCACCACCGCCAGTTTGGCCGACGTGCCGCTGAATGTCTGCGTGCCGGTCCAAGTGTTGTCCGCGCTCAAGGAAACGCCTGACGCTGGCGCAGTGGACTGCCAAATCGTTCCGTTGCTGGTCAGCACGTTGCCGTTTGCGCCTGGCGCCACCACTTGGAACGCCGAGGTGCCGTTGCCGAGCAGGACGTTGTTGGCCGTGAACGTAGCGGCCCCGGTGCCGCCGTTGCCAACAGGCAGCGTGCCCGTGACGTTGGAAGTCAGATTGGCAAACTGAGTTGAGGTAGTGCCCGTCCCACCATTGGCAATTGCCAGCGTGCCGGCCACGGTCACCGCGCCGGTGGTGGCCGTGCTAGGAGTCAGCCCTGTGCTGCCGAAGCTGACGGATGAGACTGCGCCGGCCCAGACACTGGACACCGCGGCGTTCTTGGTGGCGCCGCCCTGCACCACAGGCACTAACTCTGTGCCCGTGAGCGGGAGAGTTGATGCTGGAAGATCCGCAATCTTGACGCCGGCCATATAACACCTCAGGCACTGAGTGCCGCAACCTTGTCTTGGAACGCCTTCACCCGAGCATTCAGCGCCGCCCGGTCTGCATCAAGGGCTTGCAGTTTGCTCGCGTATTCGGCCTGCAGCGCGGCCGCCGCAGCCTCGCGGCTGGCGACTTGCTGCTCACGGGTCGTCAGATCCGCAGTCTTGGCTACGGTCTCAGCAGCAAACGCTTTTCGATCTGCAACCAACTCCGTTTCGAGAACGTACAACTCGGCCTTCTTGGCGGCGTTGGTGTCAGCAACCTTCTGCGCGTCGGCCACGATGGTCGCCGCTTCAGTTGTTGCCGCCTCCAACACCTTGGCCGCTTTCTCGCGGTCCTTGTTGGCCTTCTCCACCGCGCTCAACGCACCTTGGCGTTTGGCCAACTCGTCGCGGGCGTTCACCATGTTGGCCAGATCAGTAGGGAACTGCTTGGCAATGTAGTCAAGAAATTTGGCCGGATCAATAACCCCGCCGTCGCCGTAAGTGACCATGACTGCTCCTTCAGGCGTAGTAAGAGATGTTCAGCTTGGCGCTGGCCGACTGCTCAATGAACTTGATCTTGGTGAGATCGCCGTCGTATTGCAGCGTCACGCCCGCAGCCAACGGCATCCCGACTGACGCGGTGGGGTTGACGTCATCGTCGCGC